TAACGAGGCGATAGCCAATAACGTATTTAGAGACAAAGATATGTGGGTGATGGGGTTTCACCCTGAAGACGAAGCTAACGAGCTTTTTGATGAAGAAGAGTTTGAACCTCAAGCAGAAACGGAATACGCGCTTTTGTTTGTGCAACGGCTGTCTAAACTAGAGAAAGCCGCAGAGAAGTTAAGACCTCTTGGATATTACGATAAGTATTTCCAAGAATATGATGTAGCACACATGTACGAACTTCGTACAAATTTTTACAGGAGACTGAAAGATGGCAGGTGCTAAGAAGAAAGGCCCAATGAGAGCTATGCGAAAAGGCGGCATGGCTAAGAAAGGTATGCGTGGCGGCGGTATGGCCGGTAAGAAGGTTATGGGTATGCGAAAAGGCGGTAAAGCTAAAAAGAAAGGCCCAATGAAGAGAAAGAAGTAATTTATGACTACCTCGGGAACTGCCACATTCAATATGGACTTCACGGAGATCGCTGAAGAAGCGTGGGAACGTGCTGGCCGTGAGATGCGTTCGGGTTATGACCTGCGTACTGCGCGTAGGTCAATGAACCTACTCACTATTGAGTGGCAGAACCGGGGCATCAACATGTGGACTATCGATGAAGGCACTGTCAGTTTGGTGGAAGGAACGGCGACATACGCTTTACCGGCAGATACCATTGATTTGCTTGAGCACGTTATACGTACTAATAGCGGTAATGTGTCTACTCAGTCTGATCTTAGTATCTCCAGAATAAGTGTTTCTACTTACGCTAGTATTCCTAACAAGCTCACTAAAGGCCGCCCCATACAAATATACATAGACAGGGGACAAGCAAACCCCTCTGCTACTGTATGGCCTGTGCCTGATGCGTCTGATACGTATGTGCTGAAATACTACCGTATGCGGCGCATAGAAGACGCTGGTTCGGGCGTTAATACTGCCGATGTAAACTTCAGGTTTTTACCTTGCCTTGTTTCAGGGCTTGCGTATTACATAGCGCAAAAAGACCCAGAGTTAGCACCGCGTATTCCTATGTTACAGACTGAGTACGAACGGCAATTTGACTTAGCCGCACAAGAGGACAGAGAGAAAGCTTCTATTAGTTTAGTACCGCGAATGTATGGCGTGAGGTAAGCATGACGCAGCGTTTTGCTTCAAGCCAAAGAGCGTTAGCTATATGTGATATATGTGGCTTTCAGTATGAACTAAGAGAACTTAGAAACTTAGTTGAAAAAAATAAGGTTACAGAGTTAAAAGCGTGTCCAGAATGCTGGAATCCAGATCACCCGCAAAACAGATTGGGTGAGTTCCCGGTAGATGACCCGCAAGCAATACGTAACCCAAGACCAGACTTTGCGGAGCTTCCGGCTAGTAGGGCACGAATAGAAGTAGCAGACGCAAACAACATGAGTGCGTTTGGTCAAGTAGGACAAGTAACAATTTCAATCACGTAGAGGTTTGAAAATGAAACGAGAAAGCAAGAAAGCATCAAAGGTTACTGAGCTTCCAAATGAGCCGACAATGTACGATGCTGGCACAGACGTAAATAAGCCTATCAATATGAAAACCAGCGGCGTCAAGATACGCGGCACTGGTGCTGCTACTAAAGGCACAATGGCACGGGGGCCAATGGCGTAGTGAACTACACCGAGTTAAAAGCGAATGTAGAAGACATCTGCGAACAGACGTTCACGGCAGATCAACATGCTATGTTTGCTCAACAGGCAGAGCAAAAGATATACAACACTGTACAGCTACCTGCGCTTCGTAAAAACCAGACAGGCACACTAACGTCTGGTAACAAGTATCTGACGATGCCGACCAACATGCTGTACGTGTTTTCGTTAGCGATTATCAGTGGTAGCGACTATATCTATTTGCTAGATAAGGATTCTAATTTTATACGGGAAGCCTATCCCAACCCTGCAACCACGGGCGTGCCTAAGCATTACGCTATATTTGATGACACTAGCTTTATTGTAGGGCCAACACCCAACGCTGATTTTTCAGCCGAAATACATTTTGGATACTACCCAGAGTCTATTGTTACTGCTGGCACTACTTGGTTGGGCACTAACTTTGATTCTGCGTTGTTGAACGGTGCTTTGATTGAGGCAATACGTTTTCAGAAAGGTGAAGCAGATATGGTGTCGCTGTACGAGACATTGTATACACAGGCTATATCTTTGTTGAAGAACCTCGGTGACGGCAAGCTCCGTGAGGATACTTATCGTTCTGGACAAGTTAGGAGAGAAGTCGCTTGATTGGTTCACAGAGCATAGTAGAACTGGGCAACGTCACAGTTAAAACAGTATCTAGCAGAGGGTTTACCCCGGAAGAACTTGCTGAACAGGCGCTAGACAAAATTATTTATGTAGGAAGCAACTGCCATCCGGCTATACAAGAGCAGGCAGAGGCTTTCAGAAATCAAATTCGTGGTGTGTTAGTAGAGTATATGAAACAAGCTATTCGATCTGACCGCACTACTTTAGCAAATGAATTCCGCGCCGTTGGGCACTCGGAACTTGTAAAACTACTGGAGAGCTAACAATGGCTATTACCGTAACTACAGCGATGCCCACCAGCTTCAAAGTTGAGCTGTTGAAGGGCTTACATGACTTACAAAATGGCGCAGATACATTGAAGATTGCGCTGCTAAAAGCGACTGCTTCAGGTTCAGGCACTTACGGCGCTGCAACCACAAATTATTCCACCGTAACTGGAAACAGTGATGAGACTAGTGGTACAGGTTACAGCGCAGGCGGAAACACCCTGACTAACGTAACTCCTGTGGCTAGTGGCACAACTGCGGTAGCAGACTTTAACGACACTACTTGGTCAAGCGCGTCTTTTACTACGTGTGGTGCTGTCATATACAACACCAGCAACTCTAACTCTGCATGTGCGGTGTTGAGTTTTGGTGGGGATCAAACTGTAAGCACGGGAGATTTCCAGATTCAGTTCCCCGCTGCCGGTGCTTCCACTGCGATTATTCGCATCGCCTAAAGGATAGACGTGGCAGATAAGACCGTACTACTAGGAGCCGTTTGGGGTAAAGACGGCTGGGGCGACGCCGCTTGGGGGGACAATGGGAATACCTCCGTAGCGGCTACAGGTGCGGTTGGAACTGTAAGTATTTTGTTGGACGACAGTGTTGTTCCAACAGGTGTAGTAGGTACAGGTGCGATAGGCTCGGTTACTATAAATCGTACCGGGCTTGTAATCCCGACAGGTGTAGCAGGTACAGGTGCGATAGGCACTACTACTTTAGGCTACGATGCGATTGTCTACCTTGGCGCGGTATGGGGCAAAGGTGGTTGGGGAGAAGCTGCTTGGGGAGCTAATGGGAATACCTCCGTAGCAGGCACTGGTGCTGTAGGGACTACAAGTATTTCTCTAGGTAAAACTGTTGCACCAACAGGAGTAGTAGGTACAGGTGCAGTAGGGACTGTAGGGATTATCAGAGATGACACGGTAATCCCACTGGGTGTAGAAGGCACAGGCGCAATAGGCACGGTGGTTCTGTCTTTTGCAGAGCTTATTATCCCAACGGGTGTAGCAGGTACAGGGGCAATAGGCGCGGATGGCGCTACTGTAGTCCCAGCAGTGACAGGTGTAGCAGGTACAGCTTCTGTTGGCACCATAACTTTTAGTTACAGCGGCTCCGTAATCCCTACCGGGGTGCAAGCTACAGGTGCTATAGGAACAATAACTAGGCGTGGTTGGACTACAGTAGATGATAGCCAGACGCCTAATTGGACAAACGTAACAGATACACAAACGCCTAGTTGGGCAGATATAGATAAAGCCGCTTAGGAGCTAACAGATGGCTACTTATGTAAACAACCTAAGACTCAAAGAAATTACCACAGGTGATGAAGATGGCACTTGGGGTACGAGCACAAACACTAATCTTGAGCTTATAGCAGACGCGCTGGGGTACAACACACAGGCTGCGTTTGGTTCAGACGGCGATGCAACCACTACTGTAGCGGATGGTGCGGCTGATCCTGCTAGGGCGTTATATTTTAAAGTCACTTCTGGTGCAACTCTTACGGCAACCAGAACGCTGACTATAGCCCCTAACACTGTCTCTCGTGTGATGTTTATTGAAAACGCTACGACAGGTAGTCAGTCAATAAATATAAGCCAAGGCTCTGGAGCAAACGTAACGATAGCCAGCGGCAAGACTGCACTAGTTTACTTAGACGGCGCAGGGTCTGGCGCAGCAGTGGTTCTAGCAAGTCCTCAAGTTGCTGTCACTCAGCTTACAGATGTCACATCTAGCGCATCAGAATTAAATCTGGTTGACGGATCGGCTGCTGATACCGTGGTCAACTCAAAGGCTGTTATATATGGCTCCGCAGGTCAGATAGTCGCTAATGAGCTTGATGTAGATAACATCCAGATAGACGCAAATGCCGTTAAATCTACAGACACCAACGGCAACATTCAGCTTTTTCCAAACGGAACAGGTTTTACTGAGCTTTACGGTAATACCAATGCGGGTGCTGTTCGTTTTAATTGTGAAAACAACAGCCACGGTGTAACGCTAAAAGGCCCACCACACTCCGCAGGAGCAACCTACTCTTTAGAACTACCAAATGCTGTAGGTAGCACGGGTCAGTTTCTTAAAGCCTCTGATGGTTCTGGTAAACTAGCGTTTGATACCGTTGTTCAGTATTCTGCGCCACAGCTAAAAAGTGGTAACTACACTGCTGCTGTCGGTGAGTTCATCGTGGCGAGTGCGGGGTCGATTACCATTACGTTACCGGCTAGTCCCAGTGCGGGTGACTATGTGACGATAAAAGATGGCACGGGTGCAGCAGAAACTACAAATTTCACTGTGGGGCGCAACTCAAGCAATATTGCATCAAGCGCAAGTGATCTGACTTTCGACAAGAATTTTGCTGAAATCACGTTGGTGTACATCAACGGCACTATAGGCTGGAGCGTCTAATGAGTAACCTTTCTGATCTGCTGCCCAGCGGTGGTGGGCAGAACATTGTCGATTTTGTTGCTGACGGTTCTATAAGCAGTGGTCAGGCGGTTGCTCTGACCAGTGCAGGTAAAGCTAAAGCGATAAGTGCTACAGCAAACGCTGCTCAGTTGCCGCTTGGCTCTATAAACGAGTTTGACACCAACACAAACAAATATTATGGGACAGATATCCAATTTGATCCTCATAATTCTAATCGAGTAGGCGTAGCGTTCAAAAATGGTAGTAGTTATCCAACTTTTATTTTAGGGACTATAAGCGAGGCAGGGGTAATTACATTCGGAACAGCAGTCGTTGTCGATAGCGTTGCGTCTAATACAGGTGTTTCTTTCGCATTTGACCCACTTAATGCAGATAAAATAGTAATTATTTATTATTACCCGACAATTGGCGTTCGAGCCAAAGTAGGAACTCTTTCTGGAACTAGTTCTTCTTTCGGTAGTGCGGATACACTTTACTCTAGAAGCACTTCTTCTACGGATGACAAGACTATACGACCGGGAAGAGTTGCTTTTGACCTATCAAAAACAAGCACTTCAACTTTCGGTTGTATTTTTTACAGACAGGGTGACTCTAGTATGGGGTTTCACTGTGGGACATATTCTGGAACCAGTATATCCGCTGGTAATAAGGTTAATTATTCCGCAAATCTATCTGTAAATATGGGCGTGGATTGTAATTCTGATGGGACATTTGTAATCGGCGTAAGAGGAGCCAGCAACCTTTATGTGCAAGTTATCACAGCAGGCATCTCTGGAGTCACACCGTCTTTAAGCTCCGTGCAGACTGTAAAATCAGCAGAGGGTGGAGATGGATACTTCGTGACATTCGATCCCAATAATAAACTTAAATGTGGAATAGCTTACGAAATATCGAGTGTTGGTAAATGTCAAATAATTACATTAAGTGGCACGGGTAGCAGCGCTACGATAACTGCTGGAACTGAGGCCACTTACTACAATGGCAATGTTTCAGAAAGTCGTCGTTTTGTGTTTGATAAAAATGCGTCCAATGGGTCGTTACTGGTGGGCTACGTTGAAGACTCCACTACCGACCTGTATGTAGCGGTAGGCACTTACGATGACAGCGATACCAACAACACGATAACTTTTACCGCCAATACATTGATGCACGACAACTCAGCGGCTGGGTTCCCTCAACAGCCTTTTTTCAACGGCGGCACTTCTTCTGGTTATGTTGGGTTCGTATTTGTATTAGATAGCGATAGTGACGGACAAGTACAGCTTGGTCAGTTCTCAAGTAGCAACGTGGCTGATTTTATCGGTCTAGCGGATGCCGCCATATCTAATACTGCTACAGGCAAGATCAACGTCAAGGGCAGCATCAACAGCAAGCAGTCCTCGTTGACTATTGGCTCTGACTATTACGTCCAAAGCGATGGCAGTGTCTCTACTACCAGCACAAGCCCAGCGGTGAAGATAGGTCAGGCTGTCACTGCCACAACAATTAACATGATGGATTTGACATGACAAATCTAAGCGATCTTTTACCAGCAGGCGCGGCCAGTAAGCAGCTAAGTTTTACTGCGAGTGGGGCTGTTGCACAAGGTAAGCCTGTCATCTTGAACACTAACGGCACGGTTACGCAGGTTACAGGCGACTCGGCAACTGAAGGGTTGGGAACGCCAGTAGTTTTTGAGTCTGCGATTACCACTGCTTTGTCCTCAACATTTGACTCCTCCAACAATAAAGTTGTTTTTGCTTATCAAGACGGAGCCAACAGCGATTATGGAACAGCAGTAGTAGGAACTGTCGCTAGTGATAATTCAATATCTTTTGGTACACCTGTTGTTTTTGCTTCTGCGGCAACAAATTATACTGCGGCAACATTTGATTCATCTAACAATAAAGTCGTAATCGCTTATGAGGACGAAGGTAATTCAGAATACGGCACAGCAATAGTAGGCACGGTTAGTGGCACATCAATCTCGTTTGGTAGTGAGGTGGTATTTAATGCGTCTAATTCAGACTCTATAAGAGCAGTATTTGACTCTTCTAACAATAAGGTCGTAATCCTTTTCAGAGATGCCTCCGGTGCAGCAGGTGGTTACGGTACAGGTATAGTTGGAACAGTGAGTGGAACCAGCATCTCGTTCGGTACAAAGGCGGCATTTTCAAGTGACAATACAACTAAAATAGCTGCGACATTTGACTCCTCTAACAACAAAGTTGTTATTGCGTGGCAGGACGGCAGTGTTGCCCATTTAAGATCGAAAGTAGGGACAGTCAGTGGCACAGGTATAAGTTATGGTAGTGTGGCTACGGTTTATTCTGGGAGCGTTTTCGATCACGATGGTCTTACAGCAACATTTGATTCATCTAATAATAAAGTCGTTGTAGCTTACAAACAAAGTACAAATAGTTACGGGGCTGCTCAGGTTGGTACAGTAAGCGGGACATCCATATCCTATGGTTCAGCGGTGCTTTTCAACGGAAATAATGGTGCTTCTTGGCTGTCTTCAACATTTGATTCAAATGCAAACAAAGTGGTTATTTCTTACAGGGATGATGGGAATTCGTATTACGGAACCCTTGTTGTGGGTACGGTCAGCGGGACGAGCATTTCATTTGGAACAGAAACAGTTTTCGAGTCTGCCACAGTCAACAGGGTTTCATCAACATTTGACTCTAACCTAAATAAAGTAGCGATTGGTTATCGGGATGCTGGTAACTCAAACTACGGAACAGGGGTAGTGTTCCAAGTAGGTTTTGATACCACTAATCTTACTGCCACTAACTTCTTAGGTATAGCAGACGAAGCTATATCAAACGCAGCAAGCGGGAACGTCACGATGAAGGGCGGGATCGCATCCAGCGGTCTGAGCAGTTTGACACCGGGATCAACCTATTATGTTCAAAGGGACGGCACATTAGCCACATCAGCGGCAACTCCTAGCGTAGAAGCTGGCAAAGCAATGTCAGCCACAAGCATCAATTTGGATTACAGCACATGAGTAATTTATCTGATTTATTACCAGCAGGTGCTGGCGCAAAAGTCATAACGGCCACAGCCAGTGGTAATCTGGCGACAGGTCAGACTGTAATATTAAACAGCAATGGTACAGTAAGTGTCGTAGGAGCCGTTAGTGAGAGTCTAAGTTCTCAATCATCTTACACTACTACCGCTAGTGCCGAGCAAAATACCGCAACTTACGACTCTACTAATAATAGACTTGTTGTAATTTATAAAGATGGTAGTGATGGAGATTCTGGAAAAGCTGTTGTTGGTACTGTTTCGGGCAGTAGTATAAGTTTCGGCACTCCCGTACAGTTTGAAACTGGAAATACAGCAGAACCAGATGTTGGTTTTGATGCGTCTGCCGGAAAAGTAGTTATAGTCTATGTAGATAATGGTGATAGCCAAAAAGGCAAATCTGTTGTCGGTACAGTTGATCCCTCAGATAACAGCATTAGTTTTGGGAGTATTGCTACCTTTCATACGGGTACTACCTCTGATGCTAGAATTTCTTACAATACCAATCATAGTAAAAGTTTAATTGTTTATAAGGCCACTGGGGGTAGTAACTTAATTAAAGCTAGAGTTGGTACAGTATCAGGGACAAGTATTTCTTTTGGTACTGAAGTAAGTGTTACCAGTGGAGAGGGGCAAAAGCCGGGTGTAGCTTATGACACTTCTACTTATGCACATTTAGTTGTGTATGAAGACGATGACAACTCTGATTATGGTACTGCGCGTGTCGCCACTATTAGTGGTACAGACGTTAGCTTTGGAACTGCCGTGGTGTTTGCCTCGGCTACTACTCAAGATCAGAAAGTTGCATATG